TGTATCATTCTTAGACGCTTCACTGAAAGTTCTGTTTTCCAGTCGTCTCCGAACTTTAGTCGTGCTTTATACCCGCTGGGACTTTCGAACAACTCCATCACTTCTGCATATAATCCATGCTCACTTATAATTTTCATGTTCTCTCCAGCTTTTACTAATTTACATAATCGCATTATTCTTCTCCTAGTGAATTTCTTAGTAGTTTTAGTACTGTTTTTGGTGATTTTTCTAGTCCTGATAGTTTTTCTACTGGTATTTCCAGTAAGTCTGCCATTTCTTGGACTATTTCTAGTTTCGTTACTGGTTTTTCACCAGTTTTGGTAGTATATTCAGTCTTTCTATAGACTCCTTCTCTTGATAGTTTACCTATAATAGATTTTACACTCTTATCTAGTTCTTCTGCTAGTTTTTCTACTGTATCTCTATCAGGTTTAAGTCTATATTGGTTAGTTATATACTCTACTTGGTCTTGTGTGTAGTTAATCATGTGTCTTTCCTCTCATAAGCATCCATTACTTCTTCTATAGACATCTGTGGTTGCACTATAGTAATATTCTTACCTTGTAGTTTATGCACTGCTCCATTATTATAGTATACAAAATAACCCATTCCAAAACCTAAGTCTCCAATATTTCCTTTGCATACATAGTGTTGAGATACTTGATTTCCCCACTCCTCTGCTGCTAGAAAAATTCTTCGTTTTTGAACTATGTCATCATATTGACTCATTATGCTCTCTCCCAGAATTGGTCTGCTAATTCATCCATTACTTCGTAAGGATAGATTGTTTCTCCATCTACTTCGTGTTCTTCGTGCCACTCGAAGTCATTATCACTACTGTTTAGACTAGGATATAACTCATCAAACTGCTCCATAAGTTCAGTTCCATCAGTCTCGCTGTAGTCTCCTTCCCAAGCAGTCCAACCATCATCATCATGAACTGTTCCATAGTATTGCTTACCCATGAAGTTTCTAAACTCATCTTCATAAGTCATACTAGCACTTACTTCAGTTTCATACGTAGTTGCGTAGAATTCCATTAGATTTATTACTAACTCATGTGGTTGTCTCCATGCACTGTACCCAGCGATATACCCATCTTGACATTCTTCAATGTGGCACCACTTAGCACCTACTTGATTACAGTACCAGTCATATGAGTCCTCTAACTCTCCATCTTTGTCCAATCGTTTTTCTACTAAGGACATGAATGGTTGATGTTCTACCTCAACCAACTCTGTTATCTCATAAGGGTTGCCTTCATAGTCGTTTCTAGTCCTTTTCTCACTTATTACTGAGTTATTGAACTGCTCATCTTCAATACCTTCGATGTGTATTGTAAAATATACATGATTTGCCATTATATGTCTCCCTTTTCTCTTACTTCACTTCTTATTACTTCAAATCCATTAGGGTATCTTTTCTCTAGTTTATTGATGTTCTCGTCCATAACTTCATCAGGAGTGAAACCTAATGCTATGCAACCTTGCACCCAATACCATAATACATCACCTAGTTCTCTTTTCATATGAAAAATCTCATCGTTTGAGAACTGTGTATCTGCCTGAAATACTTTTTTCTTTACTACTTCAGCAAACTCACCACTTTCTGCCATCATTCCTATCAAGGCAGTCATCAATCTTGCCATATCGATTTCGCACTCAACTATCTTTCCTTGAAAGACGCTGTGAGTTCCCATCAATCTGTCCAATCTATCACACATTTTAGTCGTATCTTTACTTGTTTCAGATGTGCAACTGTCAACAAACCTAGCGTAGTCATTAATCTTACTCATTATGCTACACCTCCACTAATTTCAGATATAAACTTCTCTGCTTTTTGTAGTTGTTGCCACTCTTTCTTGAGTATAAGTTCATCATCTCTTAGTATTGTTCCATCTTCTAACTCTATCCACATATGTTTACAGTTCCTTGCTGGACAATCCCAGTGTGGAAATTTACGTTCGGTGTCTAAAGGGTAGTTAATGGACTTTATTTTACTACCATTTGCTTCCATGCCTACTGCATAGTGTCTATTATATTTATTTGCCAATGTCTTTCACTTCTCCTTTAGGTATCACTTGATATGCACCCTTGTTATAAGCAATCGATACCGTGTATTGCTTACTGATGTCTTGTTTGTAAGAGTTATCTTTAGGCACAGTATACTCTCCTACTGGTGCACTAGGTATATCACTTACTTCTCTAAATTTTTTCTTCATCTGTACATCGAAATTTGGTTTCGCTTTCTTACTTGTATACAAATGTTTTACTTTTCTCTTACGACCATGCTGGTCATATTGCATACTGCCTTGCTTCATAGTATTCTCCCAAGTATAAAAACCTGTAGAATTAATACTAATACTGGCACTATTGTTCTTATTAGTTCCATACGATACTTCATATCTCGTATGTTTTGCTCTAGTTGTCTTGACTTTCTAGTCATTGAATCTCTCCTCAGGCAGTTTGATGCCTTGTAATTTACATAACTGGTTCAACAGAGTTTCGTACTCCATTGTCAACTCTACTATGTGTTCGTTTAAATCTTCTAAGTCGTCAAGGCACATTTGAATTTCTTCTTCCTGCACCTTTAACTCCTCTTGCAATTCTATTACTGCAATTTTCTTTCGGTCAGGGAACTGTAGTAGTTTTCCCACTATCTGCCCTGCCCTCTGTATTTTTTGAATGAACGCTTCTTGTTCTTGTTCATATTCAGACTGACTCTTTTGTGTGAATCGCCTTGTGATGTTTTCTTTTTTACACTAACATGTTCTGCTTTGCTACTCCATCTCATGATTGCACCTCACTTGGGTCTACCCATACTACTTGAACTTTGCGTCTTGCTAGTTCGTTTAGACACTTCTGTCTTTGTTTTGGTTTAGTTCTACTCTCGTTGATTACTTTGAATAGTTCTTCTTTTGCTACATTTTTGATGTAGAAGTGCTTGTCTTTTAGTTTAGACGCTTTCACTCCACGCTTGTAGACTTTTTCACTTGGTTTAAATTTTGTTGGCATAATGCTCTCCTGTGTTATATTGTTAAATTGGGGAGGGCATTTTCATCCCTCAGTGTATGTTCAGACATAACCTCCACACTCATTCATCTAGGAAAATGTGGTTTCCTTTTTCTTTTCATATAGATATTATACAGAATTTATACTTGTTTGTCAAGAACTATTTTAAATTAACATAAGAAATTTTGTGTGTGGGGATATTTGAAGCGAAAAAAATGGAGAGAAAAGCGTGGGACTTGCCCTACTACTTCACTCTCCATCCAAAGTTTTTGTTGTTTAAAGTGGTCGTGGCGGAATAATTCACGAACCTATCCACTGCGTAACGAGAGGTGATGGATATTACGAACTTCAATCTACGACTTGCGTCTATGGTATACTGCTCATTTCGCATCACTTCTTTACTACTGTCGACTAATCGAGTGCGTGATTCTACAACATATCTGTTGAGTGAAGGTGCGACCTCCGTACTCTCACCAATCTCTTTCCAACTTAATGGTAGCGACAAAATCGTGTCATACTGCCCACTCGTCCCGCAGTATGAGGTGGAAACCACTTTTGTTTCCTTACTCTCACTTGGCACACTATGTGCACCAGCATATGTGTCTGCTTACTTCCGTAACACCCTAAGGTGGCAGACAACGAGGTTTGCTATTAAGAACTTTTCGAATTGACAGTTAAAACTGAATCTCCTCTAATAGTTCGAGCGTGGTTTCCTCACACTGGGGTTGATTGTATGGTCATAATCCACCCTGTTCAATTACCTCTGTTTTAGTAAACCCGAAGGTCGTAACGCCCATTAAAACAGTAAAACAAATCGCTTTTATACTATCGAGATAGTGCTGGAGTCTCTTGGTTCGTTGTGCTTTGCTTATCGCCTTTGCTTTCGTATTGCTACTAAGTTCGCAGGACTTATTGAAAGTATCCCCTCAACCCTTTACCGACCAGTTAATCGGGTTATGACTCTCTCCTTGCTGCGGAAGGTATGTCTCATAACGACTCTCAAAAGCGGACATTATTTTCGGATAACGCTATCTCAAAATGTCTAAAGAGCATACGGCAGTGTTTAACGACTCGCCAGTCAGGGTAGAAAACAACTCTTGCTTATTTATTCGCTCTCCCTCCTCCGAAGAGTCTGGGGTCAATGCTAAATCATTTATTTTTACAATTTAGTGTTGTTTTCTTTGTTTCTGAATATATATTATACTCACTTTCTAACCATTTGTCAAGAAGAATTTTAAGTTTTTTATCACTTGGTGATAGAAACTTTACTCAATCCCAACGGGGTTTTTTCTTGTTTATAAGTATATTATACTCACTTTACGACCATTTGTCAAGAAGAACTTTGAATTATTTCGTGAATATCTTCACTTAATTCATCGAAAGTTAGCACCTTGCTGGAGAACAACCCTGATGCCAAAGCATCGTTTGCCCACTTTCGTATGGTCTTTCCTCTTTCACTTTCCCAGTGTGCTCCCCCTAATATTACGAGTCCTCCACCGAATTGTTCAAGATTGTGTAGACAGAAAGGTAATTTCTCATCTACAGAACCACTTCCTCCCTGATATTTACACTCTATATGTAATTTATCTACTACTATGTCAATTTTACACCTACTACTTCCGTAAAGATTAGTGTATGGCACTTGTGTTTCGAACTCTATGCCGTTCTTCTCTAGTAATAATTCACATTCTAACTCAAATGCTTTTCCATTATAGTTCGCTTTCGCTCCCTGTGTCAGTTTAGTCATATTGACTCCTTGCAAATTTGTATCGAAACGATACTACATTGCTATTATAGTGTTCGGAATTAAACACTTTAAGAAGGGCAGAGATACTTTGCAGGTCAAGAGTCGAACTTGCTACTTCCATTTGGTGTGCTTCCGAAGACACTTCTCCAAAGTAGATACCCTTTTTAAAATGTGGTTACTTAGGGCAACCACTCCTTGACTCTTATTGTGAGATTGCGTCAACCAATCTTTGAAGGTCTGCTTTACCTGCTTTTACTAGAGTTGGTAACTCGATGTCGAAGTGGTTAGCGATTGTGTCAACTAATTCTGTCTTCGATACTACTGGTTCACCTGATTTAGTAGTTCTAGGTTGTGCAATGTATACACCTTCTCTTGACAGTTTGGCAATGATACTTCTTGTAGTTTTGCCGAATTGCTGTGCAAGTGCGTCTACAGTTTCTCTTGTAGGGTTTTCAGTGTATGCTGTAGTCATTTCTGAAACCATTTCTTCTGTGTAGTTTTTAGCGTTTGCCATTGTATTTCTCCCAAAATATGTATTTATATTATATCCGATGTCGTATAACTTGTCAAGGACTATTTCTGAAAACTTTGGTTTGTATGTATTTTTCACTTTTTCCTCCTTTTGATTATAAATATATTATAACCGCTTTGACAGGTATTGTCAAGACTAAATTCGAATTATTTTAGTCCCAGTCGCCATTTACCCAAGAGAGTGCACATCCGCCGACGACAGAACAGATGAACAGGATTGGACTTTCTGCCCAAAGCAATGGAACGATTGTCGCAAGTAAAGCGTACATAAATAGTCCTGCTAGAAAGTATACTATTGCGTTTTCCATATTACTTTTGTCTCCTTTTGAATATAAATATATTATACACACTTTGAATATGATTGTCAATAGAAAATGCACATTTATTGTAAAAAATCAGACGGGAACTTCGGGGGGCGGGACGCGAAACCACGCGACTTCGCCGCAAATCCTCGCAAAAACGCAAAAAACTTCCGAAAACTCTTGACAATCCCAGACAGACGTGATATACTATTAGAAACTTATAATATACCCGCCGTGGGGGTCCCCCATAGGGGTAGACTTGCGCATTGCTTCGTTTTTGCACTATATCTAATTTGCACTTCGTTTTAGCACTTCGATTTTGCACTCTGGCGCAGGGACGTGCTAAAGCACCCGCTAAAGCGCGTGGTTATGCTGGTTTGCGCTCAATTTACCCCAATCACCGACTGTTTTGCTGGTTAAGTGAAAATACTTTATCTTTTTTCAATTTGCCTATTGACCGCAGTGATTACGACCTGTATAATATATTTCATAATTAAGGAGAACAACATGAAAAACGAAAAAGCGAAAAAAGTCCACAAAACAAAAGCAACATTAGTGGCAGAATTAGAAGTTGCAATGAGATTAGACAAAGGTTTCTTAAACAGTCTAGAAAGAGCAAATGCTCAAACCATCAAAAGATTAATAGAACAAGTGTCCTAATACAGAACCCGCGAAAGCGGGTTTTTTATTTTCAAAAAGACTTGACAAGAGCGGAAAATCGTGCTACAATACCTGGGTGGCGGGCGGGATACCCGCGCTAGGTTTTGGGACAAATGACCGCTTTGGCGGCCTGTGTGTGTGACAGACTTGTGGATAACCTGTGGATAAGTGCTTATGTCACAAAGACTTCATGTTTGCACTTCACTTTTCCACTCTGGCGCAGACGCCATTGATTTTTCACTTCGTTTTGCCACTCTGGCGCAGGAAAGCGCTTTTTGTAAATGAGAATCGTTATGAGAATGATTCTCATTCAGCTTTTTTCTTGGAGACAAAAAAAAATCCCCATTTCTGAGGATTTTGCAAAATTTACTATTAGGTTAATAATATTAAAATGGCGAGCTAGTTCGATATAATCTCCCTAGCCCTTGCCAAGTCGCTGAGACAATCCTCCCCAAACAATTTCCGTTTCCTTTGGTGGTTAAGTCTTGCTTCGTTCTAAAAATCGTGAGATAATTAGCTTCGCAAACCCTAGAGCCATTAGTCAGTTAGGTATTTCCTTGACGACATTGAGTCTTAGCTAGTCCAAGGGTTAGAGGTCTGGGGTGTATCCTAGTAAGCTCGAAAGCGTTTTGGCATTTCCTGTCTCTCTCATGGGGTTGGTCGTTTCCTTCCTTCCTTGTTCCCCTTGAACATAATATAATTATACGCCTTTGCAAGAAAAAAACAAGTCTTTTTTCAATTTATTTTCATTTATTTTTTTTTAATTATTTTGCGAAAAACCCTTGACAAAATCCGTTCGCACCCTTAAACTTAACGTAAGTTAAGTTTAAGGGTGAGTCAAGTTTCTTGACATAGCCCAAAAAAAGAGGGCATTAAGCCCTCTTTTTATTTGCCCTCTAGGGCGTTCTCTAAGCCCCTCTAAGCAGTTTTATTCCATTGTCTAGCGTTGGAAACGATAGCCCCTAAGTCCATTAGTGCTTCGAGGTTGGCTTCGTTGTCGTCAAAAAACCATTTTTCCATATCTCGATAACAAGGCAAATTAAACAAATAACGACATTGAGCCTTTTTTAATATATGGTCTTTTGTCGTGTTGCCAATCGGTCTTGAAATGATTTTATCAAAATAGATATTATGAAAATAAATAAATTCATAATCCCATTTTCCGAGTTCTCTAGCTGTGCAAAGAATAACCATATCTCCATTTTTATAAACCTGTTGCAGTTTGGCATATAGTGGCAAGAGGGAATCTTGAAAAATATAATCTTTAGTAGATTTTTCTTTCCAATTTTCTAGGTCGATATTTCCTTGCTCATCATGGATTGCTCGGTGGCTCGAATCTATAATTGTTCCATCTAAATCAAAAATATAGATTCTAGGATTTAGATTATAAAATCTTTCGCATTGTTTCGTTTTAGTTATATGTCTATATGTTCGGCTCATGCTAACCTCGATAATTGGGCGATTGCCATTAATACAGTAATAATCATTAATTCCTTGTTTAGTTCTAAATAGGAATAACCGAAAATAATTAAGTTTCCAATTATGATAAATGGAATCTTAAAAGATAAATCGATAAAACCTTGCAAGGCTAAAAAGACAAGGGCAAAGCCGATATATAAAATCAATTGCCTTTTCTTTTGTGGTCTAGTATCTAAATAATCATAATGTTTCATTTTTAAAATCTCCCTTTAAATAATTCTCTAACCAATCCAAAATGTTTATCTGATAAATATTCTAGGTGTTTTGGTCTTTTGCTTTTTCTCTCTATGAGTTCTTTAAGTGTAGGAACATCATCAAATTTTGATGTTCCCTTTATTTTTAAATCTAATTCTAATTGTTTCATAATGCTAATTCCCCCTGAATTGCTGTTGGTTGTGCTTTAACCCTCTTTTTAGGTTTAGCGATTTTCTTGTTTCTGTGTTCTAGTTTTGATTTCATAGTTCTCTTATCTTGAATCATTTTCCATGATACGCCCTTAATATTATTTAAAAAATGTTTCTTAATAATATTTTTATGAGTTGCCCATGCTTTAGATAAAATCATAAATTCAAGTTCTGAATCATGTTGTGCTGTATGTGGCTCAATATAATCAACATCAAGATTAAGCCACCTTGCAACAGCTTCAGCCGAATATGAAATGTTATTATTCTCGGTTGTCATTCTGTCTTTATCTTCTTCGGGTAGGGATTCAATCCACCTATAGAATTTTTGATTTAACAATAAATGAGCCGAGATATCCATTAAGCAAGTTGTAGATAATCCCATAGCTTTTTTCTTTAAGTAAAAAGATTTATGCCTTATCTTTGTATGCGTTGTTCTGATAGTTCCAATTTTTCTATCTTCTCCGATATCGAAGTTATAATTGTAAGCAGTCAAAATCTCTACGCCCATGCTGTGCATTGTATTATCCCATTCAGCGATTATATCTTTCCATGATTTAACCTTATGTGGATTATTGATAGCGTCTTTCCATGCTCTAGCCATTGCCCCATTTGTTGCATAGGCTTCGCCTGTTTCTTTATTCTTAAATAAAAAGTTTCCGATATCTTCCATGACTTCACGAACATAATAATCCATTTTTTTAACATGGTGTGATTCGGTCTGTTCTATATTTCCAAAGACTGCCCCAAAATGATAAACCAATCCATGAGCAGTAGAATTTTTAAAACAAGTTTCAGTATCGACAACACAAGCGATTGTTCGCTTGTGTTGTGGTTGTGTTTTAGGCGACATCAATTAAGCCCCCTTGTAATCAGCTTTGACTTCAAGGGCGATTGCTATGTTTTCAATATCAATCTTTGTTGCTCTCTCCAATGCTGGAAGCGTTAGCCCTGTTTGGTCTTTGATTACTTTAACCATAGCCGATTTTGTAAGGTCGCTATAGTATGTTTTCTTTTCAGTTTTCTTTTTTATCAATGGCATTTTTTCTCCTTATATATGTTATTGATTAATCTAGTATAGCAGTTAGAGTGCAATTTACAATAGCAATTGTTAGACATTTAGAGGGCAAAATGTATGCAAAAATTATATACGATTTCTCTTGCATTTTTAGGCGATATGTGGTATGGGCGCCGCTGTATGGATATACAGTAGTTTATTTTTGAAATGGGGTTGACAAAACGCGTGCATACCCTTAAACTTACGTAGTAAGTTTAAGGGTTGGTTGTCAATAAATAAATGAAATTAATCCTTGCAATTTTAAATGAGAGGTATATAATATAATTATGAACGAGAAAAAATTAACAAAAAAAGAATTATTAGAAGCAATCGAATCTTATGAGAGAATGATAAGAAACGAGAGCCTAATGAAAACATTCACGAAACATATGCGAGGTGCATTTGTGGTGAGGTTAGGCAGATTAAATGCCGAATTAAAAAGGAGAAAATAATGGCAACATTAACAATATCAAGCGACCATAATCCAGGGGTCGTAGTTCTGAAAGGGAAAATGGCTTGGATTCAAAAAAGAGCATGGGCATATAGAAACAAGGGTTTCAATGTCTTAATAACATGGGAGCAAAAATAATGGAAACCTTATTAATATTAACCCCTGCCATATTATTATTAATGGTTGCATTGTGGGTGTCATCATGAGAACGAAACAACAACAAAAAAATCATGAAGCATGGCTAAGACAAAAAGCAAAGATAATTAAATATCTAAATGAGAATGAGATGATAGTATTCTTCTTGCTAGGTCTTTGCTTCTTAGTCATGGTAGGATTTCTAGCTGTTGCAGTTGCATAGCTAGGTCATTAGAGAGGGGGGTTATGAGACTCCCTCTCCTCCTATAGCTCTAGCTCCCCCACACGTGTAACTTTTGAAAAATTTTCGAACTACAAAAAGACGCACACTGTAGCATCGTGACGATGCATACGAAAATAATTCTTGACATCAGATATAAAATTTGATATAATTCTCCTATGAATGAAACTTTTAGAGAATGGGCAGACGTTAATCAACTTTTTGAGTTAAATTATCAGAAATGCTACAATTATCGAGACTTCGATGACTTTGAAAAGCAATGGAAAGATATTTTCACGAAGTTCGGCTTACACAAAGAATCTTTTAATAATAAAGTATTACTAGATATCGGATGTGGGTCAAGACCTGCACTTTCTTATTTTAGTTCAGACAATGAAAAACATTGTGTGGAGCCTCTACTAGATGACCTTATGAAAGTAGAGAAAAGCAAGTACAATGTATTTCCAGGAAAGACTCCGTGGCATAACAAAGAAAACCTACCTAATACAAAAATTAAGGATTGGTTTACGGAGGAAGACTACAAATTACATTCAGTCCCTTACGAGACTTTAGTACCAGAGTTAAGGGGCAAAGTAGATTTTTTACTTTGTTGGAATGTATTAGACCATGGCTATGATTGGAGAACAGGATTGAGTAATATGCTACTCTATCTAAAGAAGGGAGGTTTACTACTATTAGGAACCGACTTCGACGCTCACAAGTATCATCTAGGTATAGACAATCCAGATTACTTAAAAGAATTGATTAGCTACAATTTTGAAATAATAAGTCCAAAGGTAGAACACTCTCAACGATGGGATAGGGACTATATGGTACTAGCACGTAAAATATGAGTAAACCAACAGATATCGCAGTAAAAATGAGTCCAGAAGGGTTAGAGATAGCCAACGCATACTTAGAACTTGGGTCTACACAAGCTGTATGCATACGCCTAAATATAGATGAAAATACCGTGCAAGATTATTTAGGTAAGCGAGAGATTAAACAATATATCGACCAAGTGTACCTGGACACGGGCTACAGAAATAGATTTAAGATAGCCCATGCACTAGACGATATAATAGATAAGAAGTTAGACGAAGCAGAAGAATCTCAAATTTATACTAACAAAGACATAGCCGACCTGCTCTCAATGGCACATAAAATGAGAATGGACGAAATAAAAGCTATGGCAGACTTGGAGAAAGCAAAAGCCTCCAATATTAAAAACCAAACAAATGTACAAATTAATAGTGATTTACCTTTTGGACAAGGTAACTATGGGAAACTCATGGAAAAACTATTAAAGGAGGAATAATGATACATTTAAGCAGTTACATGCAAGAAGACAAACGCGCAGAAGTTTTCAAAAAGGATGGCCACTATGGTGCAACCTTTTATGATAATGATGAAAGAGTTGGAGAAGAACTCTACGTAGGACACAGTGAATCGTATGCAGAGAATGCAGCAGAAAACTATGTTCTAGGAATCAAACAAGTTGGCGTATAGTAAAGAAGTAGTAGAAAGGTTCGAACAAGTCTTAGCAAGTCCTAAGCAGTTCAGTGTGGGTCGCTTTGACCCAAATGACCCCGATGTAGCTACTGGTATGACAGGAGCACCTGCATGTGGTGATGTCATGAAATTACAACTTAAACTAGACAAAGATGAAACAATCATTGATGTTAAGTTTAAAACCTACGGATGTGGAAGTGCTATAGCTTCTTCTACTATGTTCGTAGAATTACTAAAAGGTAAAACAATTGAAGAAGCAAAAGAGATTAAGGACAAAGACATAGCAGAAGCGTTACAGCTTCCGCCTATCAAGTTACACTGCTCCGTTCTAGCTGAGGATTCTATTAAACAAGCAATCCAAAACTGGAAGGAGAAAAATGAAAATAATATGGAAACAGTTCCACAAGATGATGAAATCTAACCGAATACAAAATATTTGGCGAGAGGTATTATAGGAAATGATAGATGTCACTAATGAAGCTTATACTAGACTTATACAGAAAGCCGCGCACCAAGAGAACTTTGTTTTTAGACTTGGTATTACTGGGGGCGGCTGCGGTGGTATGGAGTATAGTTTTAATTTTAATAGTGAAACTTATTCAAGTGATTTGGTTCTGGATTGGGGGCGTATAGCATTTCGCATAGACCCCAATTCAGCACCCTATTTGGAAGGCATAACCCTGGACTGGCAGGTAGAAGGATTAAATGAAGGATTTAAAATTATCAACCCAAAAGAAAAATACAGATGTGGATGTGGAGAAAGCATCGGCTTCTAGGAAAGTACTACAAGTAGTTAACCTAAGCCCCAGCGAGTCAATAGTAGAAAAGTTGACGGAAATTCATCCAATGAAACAAATCTTTTGGGCGTCTATTATTCAAGTAAGCGTGTTCTTTGGAATGCTCGGAATGTTTCAGGTAAACTCATGGATATTTTCAGCTTAATCACAGATGTCGGAGCACCCATTGCGGCTGCTATAGTCATGGGTGGTTTTATATTCGTAATCATGCGACAAATTTTTGAAGGTGTGGTAAACTCAATCAACACCCTGAAGATGTTTACGGAAAGTCTCATAACTCGTGTCAAGACTATAAATAATGACATGATAAAGTTAGACACAAGTGTAAGCGCAGCTCTTGAACTTACACCTGATTTGGACAGAATTGCAAGAGCAGAAAATTTCGTAGAAGACGGAAGTATTGATGTAAGGAGAGACTAATGGATGTAGTATCAGCTTGGGACAGTTTATCATATTGGGACGGTATATTATTTACGTTCTGGATAGGTCTATTATATACTTATAAAGTATGGATAGATAATAGATGGAAATAGTTGACGCGATTCAAAAATTTGGTTTCCCCGTGGTGGCAATGGTCGGTCTGGGATATTTCGTATACTTTGTATGGACAACGATAACACAAGTAATCAATCCAACAGTAAAGGAAATGCATATGACTCTCATAAAGCTGATAGACCAAATACGTATGCTCGATAACGATATGATTCGTTTACAGCAAAAGGTAAACACTGTTTTACAAATGAAAGAAAATGAAAAACAAAAACGACATAACAGGTGATAAACTTATAACAAAGCCTTCTGCCGCATACGCAGAAAACTATGACGCAGTCTTTCGCAGAGGACAGATACATCAAGACCGTAACTTTGATACTGACGGCTATGAACAAAGGCAAAAAGATGAGAAGATTACAAATGGTGTAATGTTGGCACTTCTGTGCTTGTGTACTGCTTCAATCGCTTTTGACATGCAAGCTGACGAAATCAAACACAAATTTAAAAGTCCTTCATTTAGTGGAGTTGGAACATCCTCTCACTACTTAACTATTGACTCACAAGAAATAACAAAGAAGGACGCTGTAAAAGCTGAGATAAAAGCTTTGGCAGACGCAGCAAAGCGGGAAGAAGAAAACACAACTCTCGCAAGATTTATAAAGAACTTTGAAAGTAGAATATATGCACAGTTATCTCGACAGCTAGTTGATAGTTTGTTTGGAGAGAACCCTGCAGAAGAAGGGTCATTTCAGTTATTCGATAACTTAATCACTTGGACGAGTGATGGCATTACAATAACAATGACCATATTTAATGAGGCAACTGGTGAGACAACTACTATTACTATCCCTATTGGGGACTTTGGTTTCTAGTTGTGCAACGCACAGTGGTTATATATCACCGTGCATGACTAACCCCGATGGGGACTACAAAGACTTAACTACAATCATACGAAAGGCAGAGTGCTTCTCAGGTGCTGCTGTACTTGAAAAACCTGTCACAAAAGAAATACAATCCCTACCCTTACCCGCAAGAACGCCCGTTGTTGCTATCTATAAATTCGAAGACTTAACAGGACAAAGAAAATCAAGAGATGGAATCGCAGATTTCTCAAGCGCTATGACACAAGCTCCAGAGGCTTATTTGATTCGTGCGTTGAAATCTAGTGGATTCTTTAAAGTAGTAGAAAGAAAAGGACTAGACCATTTAACAAAAGAGCGTCAGTTGATTCGTTCTACTCGTGAGAGATTTGATGAGAAAGATAAACAGTTACCACTGCTGTATGCTGGTATCATCATTGAAGGGGGTATTGTAGATTACAATACTAATGTATTAACCGGGGGAGCTGGAGCCCGCTATTTAGGTATAGGAACTTCCAAGCAATATCGTGAGGATACAGTGGTGGTATCAATGAGGTTAGTTTCTGTGAGTACAGGAGAAATCTTATTGGACATCCTTACTTCAAAAGCAATCCTCTCCGTGGGAGTTAGTAATGATTATTTTAGATTTACTACTGAGAATGACTTAGTGGAAGTTGAGAGTGGAAACTCTATGAACGAACCTAAGTTCATTGCTTTACAAGCGGCTATTGAAACTTCAGTAGTAGAGCTTGTACAAAAAGGACAGGAAAAAGGGTACTGGAAGTACTATTTGGGAGACTAAAATGAGGATATTAATAGCCTTGTTTTTATCAGTTGGTCTGTTCGCAGACAATGAAATCTATATTGACCAAACAGGAAATAATGCTAGTATTGACTTGGAACAACTCGGCTCTAACAATATAATTGGTGGTGACGATGCAACTGCAGGTTCAATGACAAAAGCAATCTTGAATGGAACAACAATGGTCTTAGACATCAATCAAATAGGAAGCTCCAATAAATTTCTTACCGATGGAATACTTGGTGATAATTTTACTGGCTTCTTTGAATTTGATGGAGATTCAAACGTGTGGGACTTTAGCATGGACACAACCGGGCTAAACACAGCTGACGGCAATAATATTAACATTGACGTTACTGGTTCACTCAACATTGCAGATATAGATATCGGTGAAGATGATGCCGCAAACTATCTAGACATTGATTGGATTATCGATGGAGATAGTAATGAAGCAGAAGTAGATATAGATGTAGATTATGCAACTATATTCTGGGACGTTCTTGGCGACAGCAACGATATAACTTTTATCCAATCTGGATATGGAGCTAGTTCAAGCGATGCTAAATACTTCTACCTCGACTTAGAGGGAAGTAATAATACTGCGGTTATCAAACAGCAGTCAACATTAGCAGCCGACTGGTTGAAAATTGAAAGTAATGCGTCTAATAGCAATATTTGTGTTATTCAGAATGATGGTGGGACTTCCGCTTCATGCTGATATAGGAAGCATTACAGAACTACGTGGAGTAGGGCAAGTACTTAGAGACAAGCCCTACAACACGGACTTAGGATTTGACATTGAGCAAATGGATGATGTGCGTACAGCTAATGGGCGATTAGGTATCACATTCATAGACGATAGTAAAGTCCGACTTACAGAGCATAGTAAACTTATAATAGACAAAGTAATCTTTGACCCCGACCCTAGCAAGTCGCAGATGTCAATGAAGTTTGCAAGTGGAACAGCTCGTTTTATTACTGGTGGTATTGGCAAGATTAATAAACAAAATATTAAGATTGAAACACCGACTTCTCAGATTGCTATTCGAGGCACGGACTTTACTGTGACAGTGGATGAGTTAGGAAGAAGTTTAGTAATATTACTACCAGACGATATGGGACTTCCAAGTGGCGAGATTGTAGTAGCAACAGCCATGGGAGAAGTCATACTCAATAAACCTTATGAATCAACAGTAACTAGTATGTGGGAAAGTACACCTACTGCACCGATGATACTAGACTTGACACTGGACATCATAGACAACATGCTCATAGTGAGCCCACCTAAAAATGAAGAAGAAGAAACTGCAGGAGAAGTTGGAAGTGATGAGTCTGATGACAATATTCTTGATGTTGACCTTCTCGCTTACGACGGTTTAGATATAGATTATTTAGAAGAAGACTTATCTTTTAATGAACTTGACATAGACTATTTAGATGTAAACTTTCTCGAAGACTTGTTGGAAGTTATCGAGGAACTAGATGCACTTGCAGTAAAAGAATCAAGAGGTACACAAGCTTTTTCAGAATTTGATGTACAAGGTACATTATTCGGGCAAGACCCAACAACACAGATTTTAACATTTGGTGACGCAGAAAAGATTACAATAATTCGTAGCGTTACTCAATCCGTACAACTAGAACTCAATGGTGAGACAAGCTATAATATAATAATTGAACAAGATGGTAAAAGCTATAACATTATTCTTAACTCTGGTGACAACTCCAGTATTCGCATCCGTCAATCTTCAGGTTGATATACCTTGGGACTTCGAGCAGATGCAACAAGACGCATCTAAAATAGAAGCTTCTGAAGTAACGTATCACTTTGACTTTGAGAATGAAAAACACAAAACCTTTTTAATACTAAACATACTAGACGTTGCTTCTACTATATATGCTATGGAAAATAGAGATACTTTATATGAAACAAATTTTCTACTTCCAAGGAAACCAAGTCCTGAAGAGCTAATTATACAGAAGGCTGTAGTAATATCTACAATGAGCTACTTGGGTTTGTTTAGTACTCACCCAGACGACCAATGGTACATTAATGGACTAAATGCAACATTAGGCATAGTAATAGTAAGTAATTTATATAGTATAAACAAATATGAATAAACTAATCACAATTGTACTAGCAATGGGACTTCTTATATGGAATCCCTATCCTTTCCAAATTTTAGAACTTAAAACATTTGACTACTTAATTATGAATACAGAAGTAGTTCAAAATGAGAACATTCTCATAGTTGACATTGACGAAGAAACAGTCAAGACTTATGAAGGATGGCCATTACCGAGAAGTGTCTATGGAGATGCTATAATGCAGACCGAGGCAATTCCAGGCATTACAGTATTAATGCCAAACAAAGACTTACGAGGGCCAATGCAAGATGATTACTTTATACGCAGGCTAGAAGTAAGACCTACTGTCCTTGCTAGTGCAGCATCGACACAAGTAACTGGAACTAATCCTCATGTAGGAACTGCCCAGTTAGGAGAGGACCCAACACCATGGCTATATCAGTATCCAGGAATTTTACCTACCGAATCTACTCTGGAGTCAAAAACAAAGGGGCTCGGACTAGTAACCGCTACGCCGGAAATAGACGGGGTTACTCGTCGTATTCCCCTAGTCGTAAACGTAGAGTCAAAACTTTACCCAAGCTTCGCACTCGAACTCTTAAGAGTCGCAGTAGGAGACCCTTCGTACCAGCTAAAAACAACAGAAGAAGGCGTTACTTGGGTTAGAATACCAAACTACCCACTTATGAATACAGATGCGAATGGTCGTATCTTTTTAAATTGGAACACGAACTTTTATAGACAAAGCTTACTAGAATATTTACAACAGCCGATTGATGCACCTTTTGTAATTATCGGCACGACTGCAGAGGGCATAACAAACCCTGTGCCGACCCCTGCGGGGGCTAAATACCCACATGAAATTCAAGCAAATATATTACACAATCTTATCAACGGCACTGCACCTTCTGCACCGACCTGGACTCTTTCTGCTCAGCTTGCCTACAGTTTACTTGGCCTCACCTTATTGGCTCTTACGGTCTCTCGAGTCTATCTTTCTGTACTAGCTTTAGCACTAGTTGTAGCAGGAGCGTTCTATGGAATGGGGTATGCCTATAAATCTTCCTACTTACTTAACCTTAATGGTGTCGTAGTTATCTCGATTTTGTACTGGGGGTATCATACATTCCTGAGTTTCCTTTCCGAGTATCGTCAGAAACTTCGAATCAAACAACAATTCGGCACGTACGTAAGTCCCGACCTTGTCAAAAAATTACAGGAAGACCCATCATTACTGAGATTGGGTGGGTTCACGGAACAACTAACTTTTCTTTTTTCTGACATCAGAGGATTTACACCGATTTCAGAAAAATATCAAAAAAATCCACAAGGACTTACGAGCCTCATTAATCGTTTCCTTGACAACCAGACTGAGATAATTCTCAAGCATGGAGGTACAATCGATAAGTATATGGGAGATTGCATCATGGCTTTCTGGGGAGCTCCGCTTCCTGACGAGAATCATATAGAGAATGCAACAAAAGCGGCTATTGAAATGAGAATAGCTTTGGAGAAATTAAATGAAACACTTAAAGATGAAGGCCTTGACCAAATTAATACAGGTGCTGGCATCAATTCAGGTCCTTGCGTGGTTGGCAACTTTGGCTCTACTACTCGTTTCGATTACAGCGTCCTTGGCGATGCGGTTAATCTGGCTGCAAGGTTAGAGTCAAGTTGCAAAGATTATGATGCAGATTTAATAATATCTGAACACAGTTTAGTAGATGGTTATGAGTACGAGTTTCTTGACGAGGTAACTGTAAAAGGCAAGTCGGAGCCAGTAAAAATCTATACCATACGAAAATAATACTTGACATCTTGTTGATATTTTGATATAATTTTCATAAGTGTGGAAATATCCACAAGATGTAAAGGGGACTAACATGGAAATCGAGCAGGTAGCTGCAAATCTTGAAAAGCATGAAGCTATCTGTGCTGAAAGATGGAAGACAATATTTAACAAAATAGAGTCTATGGAAAAAGGAGCTTCGGACAGATTCAATGGAATCGAAGGACAAGTTTCTAGAATAGAATCTATACTATTAGGATGTGCAGGTTTTTTACTTGTATCCTTAATCGGCATTGTAACAACCATGATAACAATGCACTAGGAGAAAACAATGGAAATGGAATATAGCAAAAAAGATATATCTAAGTCACCAAAGGCTAAAGCAGAAAAGGCTTTACCAGAGGGATGGCAGTTATATCTCAAAAGAGGTGTATGGTGTGTAAGAGACGACCAACACGTCTTATCACAACATAAATCAGAACAAGAAGCATGGAAGTTTATTAATGGCTAATCAGATAGAAGAAAAATTAAAAGAAGCAGTAGAAAAATCAGAAGAAGAACATGGAGAAACTCCACAATCTGCTAGACTCAAAAAGCTAATTGCTAGAAAAAAGAATCTACAACGTAGAAAACACAACACAAACAGACGCAGATAAACATGAAGCGAAAAAAGTCGCCTGAAGAACGACTAGAGATTTGTAAGAAGTGTCCAAAATACAGTAAGTTTTGGAAAACTTGTACAATATGTAAATGTTTTATGCCCCTCAAAACTAAATTAAGATGGGCTGAGTGTCCAGACGAGCCACCTCGTTGGACTTAGGAGAAAGCAATGCCATATGGAAAAGGAACTTATGGTTCCAGGGTCGGACGGCCCAAAAAGAAAAAGAAAAGAGGCAAGAAGAAGAAAAAGTAACCAAAGTTTAACCTGAGGAGGTGATTAATTTTTAGGAGCGGGTGACCTTATACTAAGCAAACTTGCATGATATTATATCATGACACGGAAAAATATCGAGGGGTCCCAGCTCCGCCCTAATAGGAAACATTATGTTTAAAAGAATTTGGAATATATTAAAGGGGGTAAACCCCAATGACTTAAATGGAGACGGTAAAGTCGACATTAAAGATAAGATGATTGAAGCAGAAAGAAAAACTGCAAAAGAAATCACACAATTTAAGCCGAGTAGTAACCACAACGGCGATGGAGTTGACCTTAGCGAAGGCTCCTATAAAAACTAGTGGTTAAGCAGTCTAGCTCGTAAGAGCGGAAAGGACTGAGGAGAGAAGTATGATAGATTTTTTCTTATTAATAGGAAAATTAATATCAGTTGTCCCCGTAATTGTAACAATCTGCTCTTTTGTAGCAGCGATTACTCCAACACCAATTGATGATGGATTAATGAAAAAGGTTTACATGATTATGGACTGGTGCGCATTAAACGTGTGGAAAGCCAAGGACAAGTAGGTTAATACCCAGTTAGAGTTCTCTTCTTCAGTCAATGAGTGGGGGACTCTACACTTTAATTATGGCAGCACGTAGAAAAAAATCAAGAAGGAAGGTAGCAAGAAAATCACGTAACGTACCTACTAATAAAAAACTCTATGCAAGAGTAAAAGCAGCAACAAAAAGAAAGTTCGCAGTATATCCTAGCGCATATGCAAATGCATGGTTAGTTAGAGAATACAAGAAAAGAGGCGGGAGGTACAGACGTGGCTAGTACCGGACTTAAAAAATGGTTTAAAGAAAAATGGGTAGATATTGGAAGACCAAAAAAGAAAGGCAGATATCAACCTTGTGGAAGAGGGAAAGCTAAGACAGGAAGAAAAGGCTATCCTAAATGTGTTCCTTTAGCTCGTGCTAGAACTATGAGTAAAGCTCAAAAACGTTCAGCAGTAAGGAGAAAAAGAAAAGTAGCACAGGGCGTTGGAGGAAAACCTACTAACGTTCGTACTTATGCAAAGAGAGGCAAAAAACGAAAAACTACACGAAGAAAAAGAAGATAATCTCCATTAAGCAGCTAGACCACAAACTAGAGCTAGCTTATACACTTATGGGGGTAGAGAAAGCAGTAGCATCGTTAATAATAGACTCAAGACAGAAGTTAACAAATTTAAAGAAACTGAAAGATTATGCATCAATGAACAAATGCGTCTTTCGAGACGAGCAATTAAAAAAGCTTGTAGGAGAATAAAATGGCTAGAGGCGGTTTTTTAAGCGGACCTACTGGTGTTCACAGCACACAGAAAATCCGTAAACACAAACTCAAAAGAGGAGTTACTAGAGACATGAATGCAGCAGCAGGAGCTACTGTAAATAGCAGAAAAGCAGGAAGTATGGAAGCAATGAGATACGCATCTGCACCAAAAGCTATCGGTCCTAGATTCGGTAAAACAAAGAATCCTAAAAAAGCTAGATTCAGCAAAAAAGGACATAGCAGAATATTACGTAGGAGGTAGAAATGCCTACACGTAAGAAAGGACGTAAAAGAGACCCTAGATTAAAAAGAGCAGGAGTCTCAGGTTTCAACAAACCAAAAAGAACACCAGGTCACAGAACTAAATCACATATAGTTGTGGCAAAGGTGGGCGGTAAAATCAAAACAATAAGATTTGGACAGAAAGGAGCTAAGACTGCGGGCAAACCTAAAGCAGGAGAGTCACGTAGAATGAAGATGAAGCGTAAAAGTTTCAAAGCTAGACATAGAAGAAACATTGCTAAAGGCAAAATGTCAGCTGCTTACTGGGCAAATAAGGTAAAATGGTAAAAAGTGAACTATGACATTAGTCAATTCCGTAAAAAAGGTTATTTAATTGTAAAAAACTTTCTAAGTAAAGAGGAACATGAAGAGCTCAACCTCACATGTAACACTTTGACTAGATATGCAAAGACTATTTCGGCGCATACACAAGAAAATTGGCTAATGAACACTCCGTATAACCCTATGATGTTACAAGGAGCGATGAAATATAATGAAACTTTTAAAAAATTAGGTAGAAATCCTAAATTATTAAAGGTAGCAAGAACATTACTACGAACAAATCACTTAAGTACTTATATATCTAAGTTTTTTCCAATGATTCCACGAGAAGGAA